CGTCGTCGCCGAAGGGGCTGTTGAGTGCGTCTAGAAAAATCCGGGCTCCGGCGAAGGCCGAGAAACTCCCGGCTTTGTATTTCTGGCACCATTGATAAAAAGGAAAATCCATGGAAAACATCAAGTCTGCAAAGGGGGCGAATTCAAAGGCCCGATTGATGGCGATCGTCCGTCGGCCGCGGAGCCGCTCGAAATTGAATCCAGTCAGGCTGGGGCCGCCTCCAATGAGGAAGCAGGGCTGGCCGGCCCATTGCCCGTCGTGGAGGATCTCGCTGATGTGTTTCTTGGTTCCCCGTGCCAGGATCCAGGCCGCTTCCATTCCCTGTCTCCGGCTTCTCAAAATTTTGTTGACGTTATAATCGCGGGTCGTGATCGGCGGTCCGGCGTACATCGGATTCTCCTTTTGAAAGAGAGGCGGGGGAGGAAGCTCCCCCGCTCATGTCAAGAAGAACGCTCAGGCTGCTTTGCCTATTGGCTCATTCCCGAGGGGATCGTCGGATCGATGCATTCGATCTGGTCCATGTCCCCGCCGCATCCGCCGTAGCGCATCCATCCGGCTTGCGTGTCCGTATAGGACAAAATGTCGAAGTCGGAAAAGAGGCTCAGGTCCATCCGGTAGCCGGCCTTCATTTTGAATTTTGGAAGAACGACGTAGTACCGGTTCGTGTTGATTAACATTTGCGTGGTGATGTGCTGGAAATTGAAATTGATCTGCTTTTCGCTTCCGGCATAATGCTGGAGCGTGACGCTCAGGGCTTGCCGGATCCGGCTTTGGAGCTGCAGGGGCGTCAGGACGATTAGGGTCACGGTCTGGGGTGAAACCCCATAACCTTTTCCCTTGACGTTTTCGAGGATGGCGATGGCCGCGGCGTTGATGGCGTTCGCGTCCGCTCTGGCCAGGGCCGAGCAGTCTTGGCAATTGACCGCTTCGGTCGGCCAGCAGGCGCTTTTGGCCGCTCCCATCGCTTCGATCAGGGCATAAAAAACGGCCGCTCTGAATTGGTAGGCTTTGTTCCGGAATTCAATCGCGTTGTCCTCGATCGTCCACCAGTCGCCGTCATCAAAGAGCTGGCGGTGCCATCCGAGCGCGGCTCCGTAGAAATCAAAGTAGCATTCCTGCTTGCCTCCGCTCATTTGGTAGACGTCGATTTTTTCGCCCGGCTTGACCAGTTTAAAAGTCAGGCCGCTCTGGACATCGTGCATGGTGAAGCCGCTTCTCTTGCTGGCGCCGAAATCCCGGACGTCAAAAATCTGTTCATAACTATTGTCCCAGGCCGGGATGATATGGTACTTTTCGATGATCGGCAAAAGCGAGGCCGGAAAGTCGGCGGGGGTCGTGAACATTTGAGCCTTGGCGAGTCTGACGCCTTCGTTATAAATCTTTTTGGCGTCGACGAACGCCTGGATTTTAGCGAAGTCTAGGCTCCTGATTTTCGGGATGAAGGTATCCGGCACGGCCAGGAAATACTGCAGGGCTCCCCGCAGCATGTTCCTCTGCTCGGTGTCCTTGTGATCGAATTTCTCCCAATCAAGATTAAAAATTCTGCTTCTCATTTTGTTCCTTCCTTCGTCCTCTTCTACTCGAGCAGGGTAGCTTTGTCGCCTTTGAAATCGATCACGACATATTCGTCGTCATCGTCGGCGGCCTGGACGCAGATTCCGATCCAATAAAGGCCGGAAGCCCAGGGCTGGACGGGGTCGGCATAGACCCCGGAATAACCGATCTTGTTTCCCACGGCAAAGGCCGTACCGGCGCCCGTGACTTTGGGGACCCTGATTTTTTCGGCATTATAAATGCCGACGCAGTCTTCCCCGACATCAAGTTGCTGGGGAGAGCGCGGGTATCCCTGGGCGTCAAAAAGTATCTCGCCGAAAAAGGTTATGAAAACGGTTTCATTAATCAGAATCAGCAAGCCGTTCTGAACGCCGCCCGACTGCACGACGGGAAATTTGCTGCTGCACCATTTGCCCATCGGAGTGGCGGTTCTGAGATATTGAGGGCTCATGCTTTTCTCCTTTGTTAAATTATGAGATCGTGGAGGCGTCCCTTATTTCGGAATCATCGGGTTCTGGGCCGGATCAAGATACTTGTCGGCGATCTCCCCGCCCTTGCTTTCCTCCGGCTCGGCGCCGGTCGCTTTGTCCTTTCCATCGCCGCCGGCTTTTTCGTCTTTCTTGCCGCCGGCCGCGGGGACGATCTTGATTCCAAAGAGTTCCGCCGTCGTTTTAAATTCATCTAGCTCTTTGTCTAAATGGACCTTAAATTCGGCTTCGATTTTTTCAGGCGCCGTGGCCTTGAATTTGTCGAGCCGAGGTTTGATGAATTTTTTCTGTTGGTCCGTGAGCTTTCGATCGGTGGCCTCTTTTTCGAAGAGCGCCGGGACCTTGGTTAAGACGAGCTCGCCGTCCTTGGCGGCGATCGTTTTGTTCGCCGTTTCGAGTTTTTCGGTCAGCTCTTTCTTTTCCTTGGCCCATGTTTCCTCGAGCCGTTTCTTGTCGGCAAATTCCGAGGAGCCGGCTCTCCGTTTTTCCGTTTCGATCATTCCCTTGACCGCGGGGTCCTCTGCCAGCGCATCGTTTCCAAAGAAATCCGAAGGCTTGACGCCTTTCGCCGTCCTGAAGAATTCCCGGACATCTTCAGCGGTTAATCCTTCCACGTTAGCTCCTTCCGCTTCGTGCGATTTTTTATTAGCGAAAGCCTGGACCTGGGCCAGCAACGTAGCGCCGGCGAAGCCCGGGCGATCGAATTCTGAATTGCCCAGCGCGATGGCCGTAACGTCCCGGACGTCGGCCGTGTAAATTTTGCGCAGGCGGTCTTCCTTGAAATTGATATCGGCCTCGATCGAGGCGACGTCGAGCGGCAGCCCCCGGAATTCCGGTTTGATGTAGGCGATCGCCACGACCGATAATCTGTCTTTGATCCAGCGCAGGCTCTTGCCCACGATCTCGCCGATCGGCGTCCGGCCCTCCAGGTCGTTCGTGGCCGCGTGTTCGTGAAAAATTTTTAGGCCGTGCTGGATCTTGTGATATAAATTCTCAATGGCCGATCTGAACCATCGCGCTACAACCGTGCCGGCGCCGACCACCTTGCCGGCGCTGTCGCCCTCATGGCCGACGATGTAGGCCCTGAAAATCGGGCTCGGATCTTCGGCTTTGATCCGGTTGTATTCGGAGGCCGGGATGATCTTCAAGATCTCGTTGGCCGCCATGGCCTGGTACCGGGCGATGAATCGGACCTGGCTCATTTCTTGCCCTTCCCGGATTTTTCTTTAGGCGTAAAGCCTTGCCCCGGCTCCCCCTTCGGGGCGCCTTCCGCGAGTGTCTTAGCCGGGGGCTCTATCTTGGGTTTCGGCGTATCCAGGGCCGTCTCCCGGACGTTCCGGTGCGTGTCCATATAAGTCGATGGCTTGCGAGGCCCGAGCGGGGCCTGTTCTTTGGGCTGGATTTTGTTAGTCGTTGGCGGATCCCATTTTCCTTTTGCATCCCGCGGCTGGTGATCAACCGGCGGCTTCGGCTCCGGAACCTTGATTTTATTTGTGCTTATGATCATGCCTATTTCTCCTCTTCAGCCTTTTGCGCCTCCAGGAATTCTTTTGTTAGCGCCTCTTCATTCGGCTGGGGAATGAGCGGATTTTCCGCGGGGTTTAAATAATCTTCCGGTTCCATGTGCTGGGTTTCTTTCGAGGCCGCTTCGAACGATCCCCCGGCATCCTTGCAATGAGCCCGGGCCGCCTCTTCTGTCCATTCGCTTTTCGGATAGCGATAAGCCTGGGCTTCAGAACCGCTTTTCCCGGCGCGTTTCCCTACAAGAATTCGGTAGTTTTTCCCTTTGTGATCTCGCGTTAAACTCCCGACGACTTTGACTTCATCGGGATTGGCGAGCCTACATGAATGTTCGTTAGGGAATGGACTCATGGTAAAACCTCATCCAAGGCATCAGCTTCCTTCTTATGCCCTTGTTTTAATACCGATTCGGATCTTTGTCAAATGAAATTTTTGTCGCTATGGCGATTTGGCTGTCTGAAATTTTCTCTAAAATCTTGGTGTGGGCAGCTTCGTTATTGGCCAGGACCGCCAGGCATTCACAGAGCTTGTCCGTCTTTTGATCGATGCTGTCGATTTTCGTATTGGCCGCAATAGCCGAGCCCATGTGATTTTGGACCTGGGCCACGTATCCCGGGTTGAGGCCGTTTGTCTTTCCATTTCCTTTGCCTTTGAATTTCAAGGCCCAGGCCAGGACTCGGTCGATGATGAGCAGAGCGAAGATCCCGCCCACCCCGAGTTCGATGAAGTTTGAGCTCTTGGTCAGAGTTTTGACGGCCTCTGTGGCCTGCTGCAGGTCGATCATTGCGCTTCTCCTGTGGCCGAGACCGGGACCGAGCCAGGCTCGCCGGCCGGCGGCTGCTTTGTCTGTGTTTCCTTCGGCGTGAACGGGAAGGGTGCTCCCGTCGATTTCTTCGTGAGCACGGCGTCTTCCGATTTCCTGGCCATCTCCTCATCGACGTTGACGCCGGGGATCCGGCTCAGGAAAAGTTCGTCAGAAATTTTCCCGGATATCGCTGCCGGCAGGAAGACGTCTCTCAAATTCTGCCAGGTCTGGGCGCTAATGAAAGGAATGTCCACGGTTATTTTGTCCGGATCCAGCCGCGTCGAGCGTTGTTCGGCTCCGGTTTCTTTATTAAAAATCTCCATGGCGTTAGCAATCATTTCCTGGTAGCCGCCCTTCCATGTTTGCCGCTCTTTGAGAGTCGCAGCAAATATTAACTCCAGGAAATTGTCGGCCGTCGCCCTATTTGAAAGAAGCTCCGGGAATCCCAGGAAATGGACCGGGACTCCCGTGGCGCCGCTGATGACCTTGGCCAGGACCGTGATCTCTTTGATCAACGAATCGACGCCGTCCATGCTCGGCTGGCCGTATTGAAATTCTCCGTTAGTGCAAAGGCCCTTTTTAATTTTCCAATTCAATTGATCCAGCAGCGCCTGGGCCTTCTGGGCGTCGTTAGCGTTTTCGAATTTGAACCAGGGCAGGGGCGCCGCAAATATCCGGTCGATCTCCCGTAGGTCCCTCAGCGCCTTGTCCAGATCATCGATCTTGGAAAGGCATTTCATGATCTTCGGCGCCGCGCTGTTCGGATCGTTGACTCGGCCGCCGAATTTTTTATAAATAAATTCCGGCGGACTCAGCGTGACGTCTTGCCCTTTTTCGTCTTTCCAGATCACAGTTTTAATGTCTAAATAATCCTGGGGATTGGGCGTGACTTTATATTTCTTTGAGAGCCAGGAAACATAGCGGGCCGATACCATTTCGTCTTCTTTCTCCCAAAAAAGCCGGATCAGGATCTTGCCTTCGATCTCCGCCTCTTTGGCGAATTCCTGGATAACCTCTTTGTCCAGGTCGTTATATTCAAGGAAATTCTGGGCGAATTCAAGCTCCGCCGCCGCCTCTCCCTTTTTCTTTTCCGCGATTTTGACGCCTTCGGCAATGATGAAGGCCGCCCGAAGGTCGATGATGTTTCCGGTCTGGACGACTCCCCAATCGGCCGTACCGTTATATTTGTTGTTGATCTCCAGAACGGCCGAGTCGTAGGTCTGGTAATAATTCGACCGGTATTTTTTCATCTCTTCCCGGGCCGTTAAAATGTCCTGGGCCATTTGGGCCTGGACGATCTTGGCTCGCTGCAGGTCGATGATCAGCCGGTCAATCTGTTTCCGGTCCCGGCCGTGTTGACGGACGTCTTCAAAAAAAGTAGCTATACTCATGGATCCCCCCGCTTAATAAATATCTTCTTTGGTAACCCCGATGAAGGCTCCGCCCTCATTCGCTCCAAGGTGCGTGTAGAGGGCGTACCGTTTGGCATCGGGAGAATGGTCCCATAATTTTACAGGCTCGTCAAGAATATTTTCATTTTTATCTTTTCTCCACTTGTAGGCGCTCTCCTCTTTGATAAAGTTCGGGCTCTCATTCGTGGTCAGGACTTTAAATCGTTTGCAGAATTCGATCCCTGGGAGGACCGCGTTGTCTCCGGCGCAGACGTTGAAGCCGGCCCCGTTCAGCTCCTGGATCCGGCCCGGGTCCTCCGGGTCTGCGTAGATCGGCCGCCGGCGCTCATAGGGCGTCATTCGGAGCTTCATCAAATCGATGAGCTCCGGCGTGGTCAGGCGGGTCTGATAAATGATCTCCCGGATCATCGCCTGTCTTTCCTTGATCCCGATCTCGAGCAGCACGGTCGGGTTATTGAATCCGAAATCCAGCCCGTAGAAATATTCGTCCGCTTTGGGCAGCGTCGGCACCACGGCCGGGGCTCCATAAATCAGTTCTTTGAATTCCGCCCATTCGCCCAACCCATAAATTTTCCAATAGGCCATGTCCTGCTTTTCCAGGGCCTCGAGTTCCTTCACATAATCCGGATCCAGAAATGGGTTGTCTCTGTAGGTGCTGATGATCAGGTCGTATTTTTCCGTGGGCATTAATTTCGTCCGGACCCAGCCCGTGAAATCGGAGGGGTTGCAGCTCAGGAAAACCTGGTTGATATCGCCGGCGGCCTTGGCCGCGCTCATCCGGAGCTTCAGGATCCTGAAGTCTTCATAATTAAATTCATTCGCCTCTTCCATGTGGGCGTAATTGAATTCCTGGCTCTTGATCTTCTCCGGATCGTCGATCGACGTGAAGAGCCAGAGGCTTCCGTTATAAGGATTCCGGAGCGTATGCTCGCTCTTGTTGTGATCTAAAAATTGATAAACCTTCCGCTCCTGAAGCATGGTGATGGCCATCTCGTAGGTCGACATGCGCAGGGCCGGGAAGGTTTTTCTTGCCGTTAGGATCCGCTTCTTTTTTTCCGTTAAAAATCGGAAGGCCAGAAGCTGGGTGATCGAATAAGATTTGGAG